CCATTATTGCTCGCCTATGATGTTGAAAGCGAGTATAGGGGGATTGGCCACGTCGTGGCTCATATCCGAAAATTCTTAAAACGGTTGCTCGGTCCGGCTCCTGCCGTCGTTGACGGTAAGTTCGGAAAGGGCGCGACTTATGGAGATCGTGGTATAAATGTAACTATACCACATAAAATGTCTGCAGAACCCACAATCACCTCCGACGCGATTTACAGCTTGGTACCCTGGACTTCAACATCCTGGGCCCGTGCATGTGCGGCGGAAGATAGGCAAGTTTCGATTGTAAGGGGAAACAGGTTTACATCAGTCCCGAAAGACTGTCTAAAAAACAGAGGGATTTGTGTTGAGCCTTCGTTAAACCTTTTCTACCAGCTTGGCTTCGGCCGGTTGTTGAGAAAGCGATTGAAACGTCAGGGGTTGCCCCTTGAAGACGCGCAGGAAATTCACAGGCAGGTCGCTTGTGACGCCAGTAAGACTGGAGCCTACGCGACTATAGACCTATCAAATGCAAGCGATACCATTTGCGAAAACCTGGTGAGGCTTTTGCTCCCCCATGACTGGTACGTCCAACTTAACGACCTCCGCAGCAAATACACGGAGATCGAAAAAGGCAGTTGGGTACTACTCGAGAAATTTTCGAGTATGGGTAATGGTTTCACTTTTGAACTCGAGACGCTTCTCTTCCTGGCGATCTGCCAGGGAGCGGCGTTTACCGAGGGTCGAACCCTGACACCCCACAAGGATGTTTGGGTATACGGCGACGACATAATCGTGCCGACCGACCTCGCTCCAAAAGTGATCACTCTTCTGCGATACTTCGGGTTGACTCCCAATAAAGATAAAACCTTTGTTGATGGTCCTTTCCGTGAAAGTTGTGGCGGTGATTTCTTCCTTGGTCAGGCCGTGAGGCCCTACTTTTTAAAGGAATTACCAGATGCACCACATAAGTATATCGCACTTGCTAACGGAATTAGGAGACTGGGTTGTTACGACCATGATCCTAATCTTCATCTTGGTATTTTCCGGC